TGATGATGACGGAAGGATTACTAGAGTTCCTTATGACCCCGCTTATCCTGTGCATACCGCATGGGATTTGGGTATAAACGACTCAACAGCAATTTGGTTTGCACAGATATTTAGGAGTGGAGCGGTAAATGTCATTGACTACTATGAAAGCAGCGGTGTTGGGTTGGATCACTACGCTGAAGTCCTACGTCAAAAGGATTATCACTGGGGAGACCACCTCGCCCCCCACGACATCGAAGTCAGGGAACTCGGGTCGGGCAAAAGCCGCCTCGAAACAGCGTTCACGCTCGGCATCAGGTTCAAAGTCATCCCGAAAATGAAAGTGGCTGATGGCATCAATGCTGCTAGAGTGCTGATGCCTAAATGCCATTTTGATAAGGATAAGTGCGCTGAAGGCATAGAAATGCTAAAACAATACAGACAGGAATGGGATGATCGTAGAAAAATGTTCAGAGATCATCCAAGGCATGACTTCACGTCTCATGCTGCGGATGCGTTTAGGTATCTGGCTGTTGGGTTGGAGAATAGACAAAGTTATACTAGACCCCCTCAAAAGGTCGCGGTTAATGAGTATAATCCGTTTACGTTATGAGTCACTCAAACGAAGATATAAGTGATGTTTTATATTTAATGAGTAGGAGTAATTTTCATAATTGGTATGGTAAAGAAGAGTTTGACAAATATGTGATCCCACCTTTGAAAGCAAATCAATTTATTATACTAAGAGATGAAGGCCGTGTTCCGTTTGTTTTTGCGTCTTGGGCGTTTCCAACCCATGACCAGGTAAGTCAGTATGTAAAAGAGTTGGAATTTATGCCAGAGGGGTACGAAGGTGGGGGTGATATTCCTTGGGCGATTGACTTTATAGCAGAAGGCGGTAAACGAAATGTTGCACTGGGTTTTCGTAAAGTAAAAAATGTGTTATCAACAAAAGGGTACAATCAGTTGTTTTGGCTGAGAGCCGAAACACAAAAGCTAGGCTTTCATCAGTGGGGTTAGGAGAGTATTATGGGTAGTTTTTTTAGGCCAATTAGAAAGGCTGTTAGAAAAGTTACAAAGTTTGTAGATAAAAAAATTGTTGAGCCTTTAGAAAGGCCAGTAAAAAAAGTTGCTAAAGGCGTAAAAAATGTTGCTGATGAGGCATTTGAAGAACTGATTGAAAAGCCTGTTAAGAAAGTCGCTACTGAAACTTTTGACACTGTACTAGGTGTTAATAAACAAGAACGAAGAGCAATGCTGTATGGCGAAACGCCAGAGGTAACGGCAGAGGTTACACCAGAGGTAGTTCCAGATGACGAAACCTTGATTGCCTCAAGAGGCAGAGGTACAAGACGGTCAAAACGATCTGGTCAAGCTGGTACGATTATGGAAGAGTATGGAGCGTTAAGTATTTCTCCAAAGAAAAAAGCAGTAGAAAAGGCTTAGTCATGGGATTTTTAAAACCAAAAGTTATCGTGCCGCCACCCCCGCCACCTCTTCCAGAGGTTACAAAAATAGATCAGGAACGTGCGTCTGCTTTGGCGCAGGAAGCCATGACAGAAGAAAGAAAACAAAGGCGAGGCAGAAAATCAACTGTCGTTGCTGGAACTGGTGCGCTTGGCGGTCAAGCACAAGAATCAGGTGGCAAACCAACTTTATTGGGGTAAATCATGTATTCATCAAAAGATTTGATAGACCGTTTCAAGCATTACGAAGGACAACGGTATTACTGGGATACCCATTATCAAGACCTTGCTGATTATATGCTGCCAAGAAAGGCAGACATTGTAAGGCAACGCTCCAAAGGCGAAAAGCGGATGGAGTTGATTTTTGATGGCACAGCACTACAAGCTGTTGATTTACTTGCATCTTCTTTACACGGTATGCTCACAAGCGGTGCATCAGCTTGGTTTCATCTAACGCTTAGAGATGAGGAGCTTGGGCGTGATGAAGAGGTGCAGCGTTGGCTAGAAGATACAAGCCAGCGCATGATGAGAGCTTTTAACGTATCAAACTTTGAAACTGAAATACATGAGATGTACGTTGATCTGGTTGTGTTTGGCACAGGCTGTATGTTTGTGGAGATGGACGAAGAGAGTTTGCGTTTTAGCACAAGACACATATCAGAGTTTTACATAGCTGAAGATCAGTTTGGTTTAGTCGATACAGTATTCCGCAAATATAAAATACCAGCAAGGCAAGCTGTGCAAAGGTTTGGCATAGAAAGCGTTGGCGATTTTATTGCAAAAAAATTTGAGAAAAGACCAGATGAGGAAGTTGAAATACTGCACGTTGTTGTTCCAAGAGAGGAACGTGATGTAACAAAAATTGATAATAAGAATATGCCGTTTGCATCTTTATACATAGATATGGAAACAAAGCAGACCATGACAGAAAGTGGTTTTGAAGAGTTCCCATACGTTGTGCCTCGGTTTCTCAAGGCAACAGGGGAAATCATGGGGCGGTCACCAGCTATGGTGGCGTTGCCTGATGTTAAGATGTTAAATCTTATGTCAAAAACCATTATACAAGCTGCACAGAAACAAATAGACCCACCTCTACTTGTTCCTGATGACGGATTTCTCCTCCCTGTCCGTACCCAGCCTGGTGGCCTCAATTTTTTTAGAAGTGGGACAAGGGATACAATTACGCCACTAAACACAGGGGCAAACATTCCAATTGGTTTGAACATGGAAGAACAGCGCAGAACAGCCATAAGGTCAGCGTTTTTTGTAGATCAGTTGCTTTCTGGTGGTGCGCCAAACATGACAGCAACAGAGGTAATGCAAAGGTCAGAGGAGCGGTTTAGAGTTATTGGGCCAGTGTTATCTAGGTTGCAAAATGAAATGCTGCGTCCATTGATTGATAGAGTGTTTGCTTTGATGCTTAGAAAAGAATTGCTTGAGTCTGCCCCAGAGATATTGCAAGGCAAAGAGATTGATATTGAATATGTATCACCACTGGCTCGCGCACAGAAATCCAGCAGTCTTAATGGCACAATGAAGGCTTTGGAAATATTACTGCCGTTAGCGCAAGCAATACCAGTAGCCGATCATTTAAACCCAGATGGTCTGGTTAATCATGTGATGGAAAGCCTTGGTGTTCCAAAGAAAGTAGTCAAACCGCAAGATCAAGTTGATGCAGAAAGAGAACAGCAAGCGATAGCGCAACAAGAACAAATGGAGCGTCAGCAAGAACAGGAAGACGTTATGACAGCCGCCCAAGGCGCACAGGCAGTTAGGATGCTTGGAAATTGACAGGCCCAGATGAATTAAAAAAACTAAAAGTTATGTATAAAGATTTGTTTAGCGATCATGCTGGTAAGCAAGTGCTAGACGATCTTGAGGCACGTTGTAATTGGCGTACCTTGAGTTATGTAGCTGGCGATGCCAATGCTACAGCTTTTGAAGAAGGGAAGAGGGCAGTAATACTGCATATTTATAACATGATGAAAGAGGAGTAAAATATGTCAGAACAGGTTGCCGAACAGGTAGCCCAGCCAGAAACAGCAGCAGAGATTCAAACTCCTGCTGAGATTGCTTCTGGTGGGTCTGGTGACGGTTTCTTGGAAATGATACCAGAAGATTTAAGGGAGCATCCAAGTTTATCACCAATCAAAGACGTTCCAAATTTGGCACGTTCATACGTCAACGCACAAAGGCTCATAGGGGCCGACAAAGTGCCGTTACCAGAAAACCCTAGCGATGAGGACTTAGACAGGATAGCAGACCGTCTAGGGCGTCCAGAAACACCGCAAGGGTATGAGATTGAGGTCGATGGAAACATCGTAACAGAAAAAGTAGCTACAGAGTTTTCAGATGTAGCTCATAAACTCCGCATGACACCAAAGCAAGTTGCTGGTATTATGGATTATTACAGGACAACAACTCACGATGTAATCAACGAAAACTCACAAACATTTGAACAAGAAAAACAACAGGGAGAAGCTGTGCTACGTCAGGAGTGGGGGTTGGCCTACGATGAAAAAGTCGACAGAGCCTCAAACGTAGCAAAACAATTTGCTGGGGCAGAGGTGTTTGATTTGCCTTTGTCTGACGGTACAAGGCTTGGCAACCATCCAGAGTTCATTAAAGCGTTTGATGCAATAGCTGAGTTCCAAAAGAAAGCTACAAGTGAAGATACTGTGTCAGAAAATACATCAAGAAATGTTATGACACCAAAAGATGCACAAGCTGAGATTGATTCGATTTTGTCAAATCCTGAGTATCAAGATCGTAAAAACCCACAAAAACGTCAGAGGCTAGTGCAAAGAATGACCGAATTGATGGAGATGGTTCATGGAGGATGAATTATCCCCATTGGCAATTCGATTAGAATGCCTTAGAATGGCGGTTGAGTTTGGAACTCAGCGTGATGTTCTTGATCCAGTTAAGCTGGCAGATAAATATCACGATTGGGTTACAGAGGGTAGCGGTGTAAGCCGTCCTAAAGACAACCGGAAAGACGGTAGCCGCAAGAGGGCTTAAAATTCTAGGAGTGTCCGTGTTGTCGGGTAGCAGTCTGCAAGTCAAATGTCATTTTGGTAAAAGGAGACAGAGATGTCTATTGAAGTAACCACGGCATTTGTCCAGCAATATTCTGCAAACGTGCAGATGTTATCACAGCAGAAGGGTTCTCTTTTGCGTGATGCTGTGCGTACAGAAAGTATGACTGGCAAAAATGCCTTTTTTGACCAAGTGGGGAAGGCTACTGCGCAAAAGCGTACAACCCGACACGCTGACACACCACAAATAGATACACCCCATGCAAGGCGTAGGGTAACTCTTGTGGACTACGAGTATGCTGATCTTATTGATGAGCAAGATAAAGTGAGAATGCTTATTGATCCAACCTCTGCCTATGCTCAAGCAGCCGCTTTTGCATTGGGTCGGGCGATGGACGATGAGATTATCTCAGCAGCATTAGGCACAGCATTTACTGGTGAGACAGGCAGCACATCAACTGCGCTTCCTGCTGGTCAGCAAATTGCGAATGGTGGTGCAGATTTGACTGTTGCAAAACTAAGGACTGCTAAAAAGACCTTAGACCTTGCGT